CAGAAGAAAAGTATGGTATCGAATGAGATTGAGATTGACCTTAAGAGGATCGACGTTTATTATGCAAAATTTTTCGGAGAAGATGTCGTGCTGCAAGCAAAGGCCCGCAACAGATTCACCCCGGAAAAAATAGGAAAACCGACGTAGAATGTTTTCACCTAAGAAAAATGGAACTGTTTATAAAGTGATGGATGCGTTCGGCGTGCCATTCGAATGCCACCTGCCCGCCGTTGGGTATGGCTGGAATCCGGATATGCAAGAGCTGGCTAAAACGGATGTGATCAAAAGATCAGTCAATCCGGCAGAACAGTATTGGGAGCGCGAACCGCTTCCCGACTGGTACGATAAAAAAAGAGAGCAGGAAGAAATTGAGCAGGATACCGATCCAGACTTCGTGGATCCGGATTGCGAAAAGGTTAGGGAAAAGCATTGGCGGCGCCGGCTCTTCGGGGTGTGGTTCTATAATAATGGCAAGCCGGCATATCTGACCGGCCTTCACTGGTTCACACTAAATTGGTGGCCATTCCAGGGTAAATTCTTTGATTTTCGTATTCCAAACATGGAGTACAATTATGTTCTCGATTATGTGATAGAAGATCCGAACGCACTCGGGCTGATTGAAGTTACAAAACGTAAGGAAGGCAAAACGGCCAGAGCCGGTGCGTTCCTGTATGAATACACTTCCCGGACGGCAGCAAAGCATGGTGGTATCCAGTCTAAGACCGATGATGATGCGCAGGAAGTGTTTCAGAAGGCGGTCACCGCTCCCTGGCGAAAGCTCCCACACTTCTTTAGGCCAATATTCGATACTGGCGGCGGAGATGATCCGAAGGGTGGCCTGAGATTCTTTTTACCTTCAAAAAAGGGGAGAAGAAAAAAATACGACTTTCAGAATAAAAGGGACCTGGCGCTTGAATCTTTTATCGACTACGCTTCCCGGAAGGTAATGGCTTATGATGGACCCGAATTGCACAGATATGTATCGGATGAATCCGGAAAACTCATTGATGTATCGATCGTAGAAAGGCATAACGTAGTAAAATTTTGTAGCGAGGTAGATGGAAATTATGTCGGAAAGCAACTTTACACAACTACAGTGGAAGAGATGGAGAGTGGTGGATCAGAGTTCCGCAAGCTAGTTAAAATGTCAGACAGGAGAGAACTTAATGCAAACGGCAGAACGAAATCCGGATTGTATTGCTACTTCCTGCCAGCATTCAGAACGATGTTTTATGATAGATACGGATTCCCTAATGAAGAAAGGGGAAAACTGTATTACATGAATACCCGGGACGCTCTTAAAAATGAGCCCAGGGAGCTATCGTCCGACATAAGAAAGAATCCATTCACGCTTGCCGAGGCATTCAGGGTGGATGGAGTTAAGTCTTTATTCAACCCCGAAAATTTGAACTATCAGCTCGATTATCTGAGCTGGAATGCAGACATAGTTGAACGTGGCGATCTGGTATGGAAAGACGGCGAAAGGTTTACAGAAGTGCTATGGAAGAAAAATCCCAATGGTCGTTTTCATAAACCAAGGGGTTTTCACTTCTCAAATCCAAATCGAGTAGAAAAACGAAACGGCAGGTATTATCCAGCCAACAATTTATTTTTCAGAGTCGGATGCGATCCATTCAAATATGATAAGGTAAAGGACAATAGAAGATCCGATTGTGCTGCTTTCGGCGGCCAGATGTTTGATCCATCTCGACCAAACGATCCATTCAACGATTCGCTAGTGGTCAGATACAGATTCCGGGCAGCGACAACCGGACTATCGAATGAAGACATTTTGAAACTTGTTTGGATACTTGGGTGCCAGGTATTGTTTGAAAGGAACGTGGATCACTGGAAGGCATTTTTTATTGAGCAGGGTTGCGAAGCATTCCTGATGAAACTACCGGGAGAAGACGAATATGGTGTTCATTCGGATGGCCACGGCAATATGCTGCAGGCAATATGTAATCACCTGGAAGACTATGTGGAGAATAGTTATAAGAAATTATGGTTTAAAGAAACTGTTGAAGAATATCTAGAATTTGATGTAGGCAATACAACCAAATCCGATGAAACCATAGCATCTGGTATCACCCGGCTTGCGATGATAAAAAAATCATACAGGCAACCAGTGGAAAAGGGAAAAGACATTTCAGATTACTTTAAAATGTATAAAGCATCATGAGCAGATTTTGCGCGAAATGCTTAATCGAAAAGCCGATTACCGAATACGGATATCGAAAAGAACGAGATTCTTATTATACTCATTGTAAAGAGTGTAGAAGAGAAGCTGGACGAGTTTATTCAATGCAGCATAGGCACGAGCAACGTGAATATTGTATTAAAAACAAGGAAAGTGTGACTGCTTATAAAAAGCTATGGTATGCCGAAAATAGGGAGAGACTTAATATTTACAGGAACGATTATAGAAATAAAAATAAAGACAAGGATAAGATATATAAGCTAAACACAATAAAAAACAACAGCGACAACGCTTTGGCTAGAAATTTAAGATGTAGAATAAGATTGGCTCTAAGAAAGAATATAAAGTCCGCCTCTTTGCTTGAGCTAATGGGTTGCGACATACCTACATTTAAAAAGCATATAGAGTCTAAATTCTTGCCAGGCATGACCTGGGAGAATAGAGGCTTTTACGGCTGGCATATAGATCACATCAAACCATGCGCAAGTTTTGACTTATCTATTCCAGAAGAACAACGTAGGTGTTTTAACTATAAAAACATGCAGCCATTATGGGCGTTTGACAATATTAGTAAAGGAGATAAAATAATTTACAAACAAGCAATCTAAGTATATGAATTTAACTAAACTTGAGTTTAGGGCAACAGACCGGTACGGGTATCCTGAACATAATTTAGATCCTCGCGATAAAAACGCAGCTTGGGCGGTACAGTACGCCAAGGCAGCATGGTGGGAAAAAACCAATGTACTTCCAAATTCTGTATTCAACAATGCCTACAGCAAGTATGAAGAATACCGGTTGTATGCCCTGGGTAAGCAGCCGGTGAATAATTATAAAAGCTGGATGGGAGTAGACAGCCCCGACGAGGACACTCCGTTGAATATCGACTGGACCGTTCCATCGGTAATAAGCAAGTTTCGGGGATCTGCGATTGACCGGGTTATACAGAAGAGGTTTGAAGTAAGCTGTACACCTATCGATCCGACAGCTAAAGCAGAGCTGGCCAAAATATACTCCGACCTACGGGCTCAGATTGCTGTGCGCCAACTCATGCAGCAGCAGAATCCGGAAATGGCCAAACATCCATTACTTATGCCGGGATCGCGGGATCCGCTGGATGAAGAGGAATTGAATATGAGGATAGACTTTGGCGAACAATTCAACCGGGCCAAGGATGCCGAAGAGGTAATTTCTCTGGCATTCTATAAAAACGGAATTGAGGAAGTTGAACGCAAGTGGAATGAGGACTTTTTTGATTGCGGTGTTTCAGGATATATTGAAGGACTGGATGAAAACTCAGAACCATACTTCGCTTTCATTGATCCAGAAGCAATGATTACCAACTACTGCAAGTTCAAAGACTTCCGGGATCTGAGACACGCCGGCCCGGTGAAAGACGTTTCAATTATCGACCTGGCAGCTCGGACAGATGATAACGGAAATGCGGTGTTTAGTCAAGATGAGCTTAACTTCTTACGCGACAATATAGCCGGCAGGATGAATGGAGCATCTTCTAATGCAAATATGTCGAACGGATATTTCAAAGGAAACGATACCGGAACAGTAAAGGTGCTTGAACTTTATTTTTTCTCATATAATGAATCAGTTTATCGTACTGGCACCGATAAGGTTGGTAATAAAATTTTCGTTGACCATCCCGATAACTACAACCGTGGTCGTGGCACAAGTAAAGAAAAATACCTGCGCAAACGTCTGAAGGTTGTTTATAAAGTAAACTGGGTGGTTGGTACTGAGATGTGCTACGACTTTGAGCTTTTACCAAACCAGAAACGTGCTATTAACCCGAAACACCTCGGTAATACCGAACTCCCCATCCGCCTGTATGCTCCCAACTTCTATGCGATGCGGGCTCAAGGGTACATGGAGCGAGCTATTCCATTCATTGATCAGTATTGCTTGACCTGGTACCGGATCCAGAATTTTAAGGCCAGGATGGTACCTGCGGGATGGTTCATTGATTTGGATGCGATTGAATCCGTGGCACTTTCGAAAGGCGGGGAAGATATGACTCCCAAAAAACTGATCAACTTCTTCTTCCAGTCGGGTGTACTGGCTGGTAGGCTGAAGGATGCGATGGGAGATAATCAAAACTATAAGGGTCCAATTATCCCCATTGAGAATAAGGTAGCTGCAGAGCTGGCCGGTTTGTATAATGATTTACTTTTTAATCTCAATCAGATCGAGCAAATATGTGGTGGCAATCCGATCACTTCTGGAAACCCGAATCCGAAAACACTTTCACCAGGGTATGAGATGGCAAACGATTCTACCGACAGCGCCCTGGCTGAGATCACA